TTTCAACGTGCTATCATTGTTTTAATAACTATATTGATATTTAATCAATATCCATGCCATTTGCATTTTTCACATATTTCTTCCCAATTAGGCTTTTTCTTAAATCTTTTAGGAACTGTCTCCTTTTTAATAATCCCATCTACTGCATCAGAGTTTTCAATACAATCAATGGGTTCTATATTTTCATCCACCAGGGGACACATTACAAAATCAGGACCACCCATTTTTCAACACCTCCATGGCTGCTGTTGCCGCCTCATCATATTGCTCTTTCTTAAAAGCAGTTTTGATATGTTGAGTTTCGTTATCAACAAATGCAGCACCCTCATCACTATAATAATTTGTAAACTTTCCTTTCCATTTTGTGGTTGAAAAAACAGCTTTTTGAATATAGCTTTTTGCTTCTGATTCAGTAACGTTATGCTGTCTTTCCTGGTTTATGTGATGCTCATCAAAAGAAAGTTTACTGACATCTGGAATTTCTGGTTTTAAATTTATCTCGCCTCTCATTCCAACAGCTTTCATATCTGCCTTTATTTTATCATTTATAGCAGATTCTTCAAGAACTTTCTGCTCTGCTTTTGTCGGCATGAACTTTCCTTTCAGACCATCCTGCATGATTCTGGCTTTCTGTTCTGGAAGCTTCATCTTCTCTGAGAAATCCTTGTAGGTCTGCATCTGCCCCTGGTACTTGGCTTTTGCCAGGATTATTTCCTGCTCATCAGCTCCACCCTGTTGAAGTAGTTTTATTTTCTGCCTCTGGGCGCGCATGCCACGCTCCATCTTTCTCTGCTGCTGAAGGGCTTCATAGGTGGTGTATTGCTTTCCGTTGTACTCTTTCTGAGTGTTCTCCTCTTCAAGCATTTTCTGAAGCTGTTCATCCGTGTAGGTTCGTTTTGCGCCAGGTGGGATTGGTTTAAAATCATGATAACAATTAATTCCTTTCAGACCTGTTATCTCACCAAGACCACAAACCTGTTTTAATTCCTGCATGCTCCATGCTTTCCCCTGCCATGGCTGATGTGTTGGTCTGGCGCCAACATGGTAGCTGACTTCGTATAAATCAGTTCCCAGTTGATTTGCAAGCATCTCCATTATTTTTCCCTGTACCTGGCGGAAGCCAGTGAGGATTGCTCTCCTGGCTGCTACGTCAATTCTATCACGGTGACCAGAATCATACTCTATGTACCGAAGCCCAGAGGCCGTCATCTGATTCACCGTCCGTTTAAGCACTGTATTATAATCAAATGCTCCTGACTTGATATCTATAACAGCCTGGTCCATGGTAGTTCTGTAATATTCCATCAGAGGTGAAGACTGGATTCTTCCAGTTGCCGGATTACGGATAGCAAATCCCATGGAACCGGTCAGATTCTTATATTCTCCCTGGACCTGCTTCTTGGTTGCCTCAATCAGCTGCTGAAGTACAAAATTTTCTTCAAGCGGAATCTGTTGCATTCCGGCAAGTTTAAAGAAATGCTCCTGCTCGTAATACTGCTTGTACACCTCATCAGAAAATATCCTGTCCATTTCTGCATCCGTTGCCTGTAACGCGCTCTGGATCCATCCACGGATATCTTCCTCAGCCATTCCAAGTTGCTGAAGCCTGCTGATCTGCCAGTCTACAGAAGCACTTGCAAAACCGTTTTCTTTAATCCGGCGGACAATATCTGTCATGATCCGGACTTCCAGTTCAGAGAAAATATTACTGACTTTCACTGTGAGTTTTTCAATCTCGCCCTGTGTCATTCAATCACCGTTTCCTCTGGCTGCTGGACTGCTGCCTTTGCCTGCTCTTCTGTTTCCCCATACCATTTCATTCTGTATTCCCACAGTGGCATTGCACCCATGGAAACATCCAGCCTGTCAGACTGCCGTTCTGACTCTACATCCGTTACAATGGAATCGTCCCAGTCAAAAGATGTCTGATAAGTTCCAGATGGGCATAAATGATACAGATCACACCAGAACGCGATTGCATCCACCAAATCTTCAAGTGCATGCTGCAGTGCAGTCTGGCAGCTTTGCACAAAAGAATAAGACCGCTGTTTACTTGCTTTTATTTCTTCAGCGGTCTTATCGGTATTATTTGGATCTGAAATTGTTCCATAAGCCAGGTTGCAGTCAAACTCAATCATTCTCATAAGATGATTCCAGCCGTTAAAGTAGGATGTATCTCTGATATCTGGTGAGAATGTGTCCATAAAAGGCTTATCAACCACACCTGTATTATATTCAACTGCCCTGTACAACCTCTTTTTTCCTGCCGGATAGACAGGTTCTCCTGTGCTCTGATTTCTTCCTAACAGGCTCTGTGCAATGTGCACTGCTGTTTCCTTGCTTTCATATTCCCAGTTGATCTGAGAATATCTTCTGTCGGCTTCCTGAATGTGTTCCACAGCCCTTGAAAATACAGAAGCTCCAAGCGGACTTTCCGAATCCTGGTTGTTTCCAAGCGGTACCTTAAAATATCCAAACGGCAGCTTGTCTATACCAGAGAATGTCATTTCCTGCGCAAGCTCTGACCACTTAGGAACCGAATTAACCGAAATTTCATTCCCGATCAGCCCCTCGGTTCTGGAGACAAATGCTCTGTTTCGGATGTTCAAAAGCCCATCTTTCAGAGTGTGGATTTCTATCCTGCTGTATATTTCATTATCCCTGCGGAACTGATCCAGAAAGGCGCATTTCGTAATGGTTTCTGTATCAAATTCCAAGGGAAAGAAATTATCCCCTTGAATGTATTGGATGGAAATACCATTCGAAGTCACATAAGGCTTGAAGATCAGGCTGCCTTTTGCGTCTGCATACTCAACCTGGATCCGCAGCTTCTCAATTACTTTCTGGTAGATTTCATCAATGTATGAAGCCTTGGCGCTTCCGGATACTTCACTTTTTACTTCCAGAACTGTCAGCCTGGCAATCTCACCTGCTACTGCTGCCGCAATCCCTGCGCTCTGTATGTTGGAATCCAGCCATGGCGCCTTATCTTTGTATAATGCAGACCACATTTCAATATGTGCTGCTGTTTTCCCACTCATTGCATAATCAATCTGCTCATCCTTGTCCAGGATCTTACGCAATGCCTGATACATATTTGTATAATTCATATTAATCACCCGTACCTGATGAGCTGGCTGATCAGCCGCTCAAATGTATATTCAAAACTGTCTAATGAGTCAATATCGCTGGTTCCGTCATCCAGTCTCACGTTCTTGGTCAGCTCTTTCGGATCCCAGACAGCTGTACACAGCGCTGTTACAAGACTGTCGCATTCTCCATCCATATAAGCAAAACGCCCCTGCGCCATCAGAATTGAGGTAGCATTAATACGATCATTAATCTCAGTTTTCAACGCATTCTCTACTCTGATCCAGCCAAGACCGTTCTTCCTTAAGCTGGTTCTTATACCGGCAATCAGCGTCTGCTCTGCACTGTCCGCATAAACCACTGTAATAAATCCATATCGGCTTAGTATCTTCTGGCAGAAATTGCAGAACATCTTTCCAAGCATATCCGGATCAATCTCAATAGGATTTCCGCTTTCATCCTTACAGCTGATCCATTCGGATGCCAAAGGGATTACCATCTGGAATCCTCTTGTTATCGCTGTTGCTGTAAAGGAATGTCCGGATCCAGAGCCACCAAAGTCAATGCCAAGATTAATTTCCATGATATCTCTCGGCTTCTCTTTCAAGGCAAAGCCAAACTTCTTGGTACTGATATCATCCGCAAATCTACGGAAGATCAGACCATTTGCCACAACGCGCATTCCCTTAATATCACGCATGTACCAGATCGAATTGACATCATAACGGCTCTCAATCTCATGAAGACGTTCTGGAGTGATGTTAATGTTATCGTAGATGGTACAGTGCATGTAATTGTACCCGCCGGGAAAGTTCCCTTCTTCCTGCTGCCTCTGGTATCTGTCAATGTACTCTGAATAAATGGCAGCCCTTGGGTTATCCGGGTTAAGGTCCCAGAATACTTTCAGCCTTTTAACCGCCAGCTGACGGTTGAATGCCTCTTTAATCGTATTATCATGGTGAAGGTTGATCTCGGTTGCGATCCACATCCCATAGGAATTACCACGGATTTTTTTGAAACTGTCCTCTTTCGCTCCACCTGCAAAGATTACAATTTTCTGCTTGTTATGAGTTGCTGGGCCTTTAATAAACAAAGCTTCATTGTCTTTGTATTTTCCCCAGTGACTCTGACCTCGGAAGATCCATTCAAGGCCCATCCCATTACAGTCACCAATATTCATCTTTGCATTCGCCATTGTGGATCCTGTTGCAAGATGGATCTTATCTGGTGTTGTTTTCAGCTCATGCGCAAAAGCAAAAACATTATCAACAGTCTTACCTGCACGAACCGCACCTTCTGCTACGTTATAAGAGCAGTCCCGGCATTTTCGGATATAGTCTTTGTGCTTTTCAGAAAAATGAAAAAGGATCGTTTTCTTCCTGGTGAAATTATTTGCTGCTGCCATAAATCTCACCCTCTATATCGTCCAGATCTTCAATCTCCTGGTTATTTCCTGTAATCTTTTCTGTCTGGGCTTTCATCTGAGCAATTTTAGCTTTCTGCTCTTCAGTGCCCATATCCATATGATCCGACAGCCATCGAAGGGCTTTCATCCGATCTGAAAGTTTAATGCTGGCTCCATCCTTTCCCTGTCTCACTTCTGCAAGAATGGTTCCGTCTACTCCAGAAGATTCCTTAAAATGAACAGTATTCACCGTTTTGGTCAACTGTTTTTCTTCTCCAGTTTCCAGATCTTTGATTTTAACAGGACCATACATAGCCATTACAGGAACTTCCTCAGTTCCAAACTTAAGATAATCTGTGATATCAGCAAAAGCTATATCCATGTACTTCTGGAAGATATCTGATTCAGAAAGAAATTCTCGGTTTAAGCGTTCCTGCTTTAGATGTAAGATTTCTTTTTTTACTCTAGCATTTCCTAGCAGCCTCGGACCATTCGCTGCTGCCGTTAAGTAGTCAACTTCATATGCTTTCTGATATGCTTTTGTAGCATTAAAACTCCGGATATAATAAATACAAAAAAGCCGCTGTTTGTCAGTCAGATCGGGATTCTCAATCACCTGTTCAACTTCACTCTCAGCAGCTTTCTTCTTTTTACTTTTTTTCTTTTCCGAACGTTCGCTTTTCTTTTCCGAGCGTTCGTTTTCCCACTTATGAGTACACTTCCATCTCCGGACAGTGCCCTCTGGCAGATTCAGTTGACTTGCAATCTCAACCAACCTCTGCCCCTGCAGGTACATTTCTTTCGCCTGCTCTATTCTCTTGTCCGGCGCCCTGGCCATGTCTCATCACCTCTGTTTCGTTGGTTTTGGGTACAACAAAAGCAGCCCGGGGGAGCTGCCTTGTGT